CTGACTGTCTGTATAGGTTCCAAACTTTTGAGAAGCGAGGTCGATCATGCCGTTACCTGGTCCGGCGCCTAAGCCGAAAGGCCAGGCTCGGCATCGCATCCAGTCTCCACATGACTGGGTTGAGGTTGTGAAGGTTCCGTTTGAGGACGGCCCCGATCTGCCGCCGTTTCGGGCGGATGGCCGGCAGTGGTCAGACCGAATTCGGGCGAAGTGGGATGCGTGGCGCACGATGCCGCACGCGAAGTTGTGGGGTCCGGCAGAGTGGGATTTCGCCCTGGACGCGATCGAGTTGGCCGCCTTGCTTCATGAGAAGGGCTCGTCGAACTTGGCGACGGAGTTGCGGAACCGGGAGAAGGTTCTGGGCACGACAGTCGACTATCTGCGGGCGCTGCGGATCAGGTACGTCGATCCGCCAACTGAGGGTGGGTCGGCTGAGGTGACGAACATTGCGGATTACCGCAACCTCTGAGCTTCTTCTGCCCGGCTATTGGGTGGATGCGGGGACGGGTGCTTGGTGCACGTTGCCGTGGCCGGATGATCCCGACGAGAAGATGGCGTTGGTCAACAATTCGTTGGGGCCGGCGATCATCGATTGGGCGGAGTGGCGCACCGACGAACCGGGCTTGACGCATTACATGACGGGTGAGCAGTGGCGGTTCACGCCGGGGCAGAAGCGATTCCTGATTCTGGCTTACCATGTGCAACCTGATGGCCGGTTCACGTACCGGTCGGTGGTGAAGCGCGGAGCTAAGGGCACCGGTAAAGATCCGGGCGGTGGGGCGGTGTGCAACGCCGAACTGCTGGGTCCGGTGGAGCTGTACGACTGGGACGAGAAGACTGGGCGGCCTATCGGGCGGCGGCGCGGGTTCCCTCTGGTTCAGGTGTTGTCGAACTCTGAGGCGCAGTCCAAAGACGTCTTGCGGGTGGCCAACGCGATGTGGTCACGGGAAGCCAGAGAGTTCTACGGCCTGGATTGCGGTGAGACCCGCACCATCATCAAGGGCACTGGGGCGCGGTTTGAAATCCCGCCCACTAGTGAGGCTTCGGGTGAGGGTGACCCGGCCACGCATGTGATGTTGAACGAAACCCACCACATGACCGATTCCAGTGGTGGGAAACGTGTGGCGGCGATGGCACGGCGTAACGTGGCGAAGGCTCCGGCGCAGATTCAGGCCCGGGTGTTTGAGTACACGAACGCTCACCGGCAAGGGATGGAGTCGGAGGCTGAGGGTTCGTTCCTGGCGTGGCAGGAGCAGCAGGCCCCCGGCTATGGGGGTAAGCGGGACATTCTGTACGACTCGATTGAGGCTCCACCGGACACGGACATCCTTACTGAGGGGGGCCGTAAGGCGGGGTTGCGGGCGGCGTACATGGATGCCCCGTGGAACGACATTGACCGCATCTGCGATGAGATGGCCGACCGTCGCACCAGTGTTGCCGATCAGATCAGGTTCTACCTGAACGGGTTGGCTGCTGAGGAAGATTCGTGGGTGGAGCCGGCGAACTTCGACAATCTCGCCGAACAGAAAGTCTTGGCTGACGGCGACCAGATCGCCATGTTCCTCGACTGCTCGAAGTCCGAGGACTCCACAGGAGTTGTGGGGTGCCGGCTGGACGACATGTACTGCTTCACCATCGACGTGTGGGAGCGCCCGAAGGGGTGGCCACAGGCGAAGCGGTGGCTGGCCCCACGGGAAGAGGTCGACGCCACAGTCAGGGCGGCAGTCGCGAAGTACGACGTCCAATGGTTCGGGATTGATCCATCCCCAGCGAAGGACGACGACACAGAAAACCTGTACTGGGCCGACATGATCGACGCGCTGCACCGGGATTTGCGGGACAAACTCCCTGTGTGGGCGACACCGGGTGAGGTTCGAGGCAACAGTGTGTTGTTCGATATGCGGCTATCGCAGTTCGGCGGAAAGCAACGTAACCAAGCCTTCACCGAAGCCGCCGAGCTTGTGCAGACGTGGATCGACGAAGAAGGCAAAAACGGGATATTCCGCCACGACGGCGATCCTCGTCTCCGAACTCACGTCCATAACGCGAAGATCCGCCCCAACCAGTGGGGCGACAGCCTCGGAAAAGCGTCCCGGGACTCCAAACAACTCGTTGACCTCGCTGTGTGCATGGTGGGTGCCGTCATGGGCGCACGGATCGTGTTGAACAGCGGCAAGCGGCGCAAGAAAAAAACTGGCAAGGCGTTCTTTGTCTAATCCGAGGAGGTGGCGGTGATCGACCCCGATGACATCGCCGCCACTGTGCAGCGGATGTGGTTGCTTCACCAGGAAGAGTTGGCGAACTTCGACAATATTCACGAATACGTGAAGGGGCGTCGCGGCAAGCCGTCACTCCCCGAGTCGGCTGACAGTGAGATCCGCGAGATCCGCGATAAGTGCGTACATAACGTGCTCACGCTGGTGTTGGACGCGTTTGTTCAGAATCTTTCTGTTGTGGGCTACCGGAATTCGCAGTCGGACTCCAACGCTGATGGCTGGGATCGTTGGCAGGCCAACCAGATGGATGCCCGTCAAGCCGAGATATACCACTCTGCCGTGAAGTACGGAGTCGGGTATGTAGTTCGTGCACCCCGCGACGGCGAGTCTATTTTCAAGGTGAGATCTCCGCGGCAGCTCATAGCGGTGTATGAAGACCCGCAGATTGACCGCTGGCCGCAGTATGCGCTGGAAACTTGGATGGACAACTCCGACGCCAAGCCGACCCGCAAGGGCATGTTCTACGACGACATGTTCATGTATCCACTCGACTTAGGCGATCTTCCCTCGCCGCCCATCGAAGGTGCCGATCAGGTTAAGCGTCACCACTTGACTGTCACCACGGTAGGTGAACCGGTTCCGCATGGATCACGCTACAAGGGTGGCCCTGTCTGCCCAGTGGTCAGGTACGTGAACCGCAGGGACGCTGAGGATCTGGTCGAAGGCGAGATCGAGCGGTTGATCCCAGATCAGAAAGTGATCAACGAGGTCAATTTCGACCGCCTGATTGTGGCTAGATTCGGCGCGTTCCCACAAAAGGTCATCTCCAACTGGGTTGGCATCACCAAAGACAAGGCCCTGGAGATTTCCGCGCGGAAACTGTGGACGTTTGAGGATGACGTCAAAGCTCAGCACTTCCCAGCCGCCTCCCTTGATCCCTACAACGGGCTGATTCAAGGGCTGATGGAACATGTCGCCACGAGAGCTCAGGTGTCGCCGGCTTCAGTCGTGGGAAAGATGGTCAATCTCTCCGCAGAAGCGTTGGCTGCGGCAGAAGCGAATCAGCAACGCAAACTTGACGCGATGCGTGAGTCCCATGGTGAATCTCACGAGCAACTACTGGAGATGGAGCAGGAATCGTCGGGCGGCTCTGTCGATGACGCTGCTGAGGTCGTGTGGAAAGACACCGAGGCGCGGTCGTTCGCCGCGATTGTGGACGGCGTCGTCAAGATCGGTCAGGCGCTAGCGACGGGGGCTCCGATCACTCCTCTGCTGCCCTTGGTTCCAGGACTTACTCAGCAGATGATCAATGCTCTTGAACAGCAGGCTCGTTTGTCTCGCACTGCGGCGATCTTGAACGGTCTCAATAGACGACCAGAGGTGGCAAATGGTTTCGGCGACGGAGCGCAGGTACCTGCTGTCCCAGGTGGTCCAGTTGGCGGAAACGGAACTGAATCGACTCTGGTCGAGCGCTGACAACCTGTCGTCAAGGGAGTTCTCCACCTACGTAGCGGAGGCGTACCCGCTGGTGGTCGATCCCTACATAGATATGTCAGCGACGTTGGCGGCAACATGGTTTGAGCAATCCGATCCAGGCTCTTCTTATAGGGCGGTTGTCGCTCCTCCGCCTCCAGTGGAGAAGCTGCAGAGGAACGCCCAGTGGGCGCTTTCTGCAACTGGGGATCAAGGGCGGATCGATCTATCGGGGTCCCTGAACCGTGCAGTGTTCGACGGTGCCCGCAATACCACAATGATCAATGTCGAACGCACCAAGTCACGTTGGGCGGTACACGCTAGGGCTGCAGCGTGCACGTGGTGCCGCATGATGGCCACTCGTGGAGCGGTGTACAAGTCATCCGCGACAGCGCTGGCGGCATGCCACGACAACGGCCATTGCGTGGCAATGGAAGACCGCACCGGAACATACGAGCCGCCGTCCTACATGGAGATGTGGCAGGACCAGTACTTGAAGGCTCGCGCTAACGCGGGCTCTAGTGACCCAAAAGCTGTCCAGGCCGCGTGGCGGCAACTGGATAACCAATAAGCCACCCTTTCCGCGCGAGGCGGTGAGGGCGTTCACCCGTGCGATACGGGATATCTCAAAGGAGATGGCGCGATGCCTGAAACCGACGAAACCACTGAAGTCTCCGATGAAACCACCGAAGGTGGCGACCTCGGCGATGCGGGGAAGAAAGCCCTCGCAGAGGAGCGAAAGGCGAGACGAGCACTTGAGAAGCAACTCAAGGAACTCGGCACGTCAAACTCCGAACTTCAGAAGCAGTTGAAGGAATTCGAGGACCGCAACAAGTCGGAAACCGAGAAGGCCATCGAAGCTGCTAACGCCGCCGCAGGGGAACGCGACTCGGTCAGGTCCGAGAACGAGAAACTCCAGACAATACTGCGCAGGCAGAAGATCAGCGCCACGAAAGGGCTAGACCCTGACCTATGGGACCGGGTCCGCGGGGAAACCGAGGAGGAGATCGCCGCCGACGTGGAAGCGTTGGTGGAGAAGTTCGCCCCGATCCCAAAGCGCACTGGTGCATTCAGATCTGGTGCATCAGCGTCATCTGATGGCGTCAATATGAAACAGCAAGCGGCGGCCGCCGTAAGAGGGCTTCGCCGCGATTAACACAACCCCCCGACCAACTTTCGCGGGTCGTGGGTTCTCCATTGCCATGACTACGAAAGGTGAATGAACATGGCTGATATCAGTCGCTCCGAAGTGAGCACCCTGATTCAGGAAGCCTATGCGGGCGATTTCCTGAGTTGGGCCGCCAAGTCCTCGGCAGCGCTTTCCGCGTTCCCGACCAAGGACATGGGCACCAAAACCATCAACATGCCTGTGATGCTGACCAAGCCGCACGCCGGGTGGGTTGGTGAGTCTGCCACCGCCGATGAGGGTGTGAAGCCCACCGCCCAGGTGACGTGGGGCAACAAGCAGCTCGTCGCTGAAGAGTTGGCGGTGATCGTTCCCGTTCACGAGAACGTGCTCGATGACGCCACAGAGGATGTGCTCGCTGAGATCGTCAAGTCCGGTGGAGAGGCCATTGGCTGGGCGCTCGACGCCGCGGTGTTCTTCGGCATCGGTAAGCCGGCCACATGGGCGTCGAACGACTTGTACGCATCGGCCGTGGCAGGCGGGAATGTGTTCACGGTCGGAGATGCCGTTGACGGAGAGGACATCTCCGGGCAGATCCTCAACGCCGCCGATGCCCTGTCGGATCGGTATGAGCCGACCACCCTTCTAGGTAAGCGTGGACTGCGGTTCAAGCTGTCGAATCAGCGCGGCACCGATGGCCATCCGGTGTTCCAGCCCAACCTGAACGTCGCCCCCGGCACCGCGTCGGGCCTCGTTCACGGACTGGATTCGTACTGGGTCACCGGCACCGTCGACGACGGATCGGGCAATGAGGTTCCCGTCTGGGACCCCGCAGATGCCACTGCCCTGCTCGTCGACAGGGACCGCGTGCGCATCGGTGTCCGACAGGACATCACCGTGAAGTTCCTCGATCAGGCCACCGTCGGCGGGATCAACCTGGCCGAGCGCGACATGGTCGCTCTGCGGTTCAAGGCGCGCTTCGCCTACGCGCTGGGCGACAACATCGCCTACGGGAAGACGAACACCACGTCTTCGCCAGCCGCAGTCGTGGCCCCGGTGGCCAGCGGTAGCTAAATGCTGCTCGCCTCTCAGGAAGACGTGGAGGCCCGTCTGGGCCGTGATCTCACCAGCGATGAGGTCACGCGCCTAGACGGGCTCCTCGAAGAGGTATCGGCTCTGATCGAGGGCTACCTTGGGGTGGTCTATGCGCCAGAGGACGACATCCCGAATGTTGTTGCGGTAGTGGTATCCAAAGTGGTTGCCCGCGCTATCGCGCAGTCGGTAGACCTAGCCCC